CCCATCATCCAAAGGCAAACACGTCTTCTTTAAGAACATGGACGAGGAGAATGAGGAAGAAGGACACGGGTACGTCTTCGATTTCGATCAAGATGTACACGGCCTGTGCCCTGCCAGATTGCTGCAAGCAGATATCCTGGCGTGGGAGACGGCCGCTCGAAACAACGAGGACGTGCCTTTCCAATTCAACTACGAGAACCTGAAACAAGAGACGCGAGACATCAAGAACATCAAGGCCGGTAAAACCCGCCTGTTCAGCTGCGCTCCCCTTACGATCAACATGCTATTCCGGAAGTACTACGGTGCTTTCATTGCTTTGATGAACCAGAACTGTACGGACTTACCGTCCTCAGTTGGAATCAACCCTCTCGGGTTTGACTGGACCAAATTGGCCCAGCGACTCCTTAAGAACGGAGACTTCCACATCGCTGGCGACTACAAAGAATGGGATGGCAAGCTCCTTGGAGCTGTTATGGGAATGGTAGTGGAACGGATCATCAACCCTCTTTACACCAGAGCCGGAGGCTCAGAGCAAGATAACAGAGTCCGAGTCCGTCTTATCGAATACGCGATCCACACATACACGCTCATTGGAAACACTCTTATCCAGAAACATCAAGGGAACCCTTCAGGGATCCCCATTACCAGCGATTTAAACTCGCTGTGTAACTGGATTTACATGATCGTCGCCTTCATGGTCCTCAAAAGGGAGCATGGAGTGTGCGACAACTGCAAGGAGGTTAAAGAAACAGCCTTCCACGACCAAGTGGAGGCGGCCTTCTACGGAGATGATCACGACTTGAGTGTCCGACCAGAATCGAGATGCTTCTTTACTTTTAACAACATTCAGAAGTTCTTTGCCAAGCACGGAGTAACATACACCGATGCCCTCAAACGAGGAGGCGATTGTCCTGATTTTCAGCCCCTGTCCGAGGTTACGTACCTCAAGAGATCCTTCGTCAAGGAGGGGACCTATTACAAGGCGCCGCTGGAACTGGATTCAATCAGGGACCAACTGAACTGGGTGAAGAAGACCAACAATCCGAATTTGGCTGTTCTACAGAACGTGGAGAGTGCGATGCGGGAGTTTTTCATGCACGGAAGATCTCAGTATAACGAGGCCGCGCACGTGATAGGAGGAGCGCTAGAGCAATTGCAGGTAGAAGACCTGACCCATTCGCTTGAAACGTTCCAACTTCCCACTTTCGGTTTCGATCAAGAGCACCAGAAATGGTTGCGCGAGATGGTTTAGTTTTAGCAACTACAGGCTGTAAAAACAGGGTTGCCTTTCGAGGACCCTAAGAGCGCTGTAGCCCTTACTGGCACTACCCTCACCTTTTGGCTTGGTCGGGTAGAACTTCCTTCACCTTTTGGCTTGGTGTTGGATAGTCTCATATTGAAGTTGTACTGTTGTTTTC